TCCATTGTTCTGAGCCTTGCCCTCATCGCACTGGGTGGTGCGTTTAAACTCTACTACGATAAGTCCGAGGCCGAGAAAGAAGCCATGGCCGTTGCCTTACAGCAAGCCGTGGACAACCAGCTGCTGCTAGAGAACACCATCAAGGATCAGAATCAGCAGATGGAAGATCAGCTATCTCGTGAGAAGCAGAGTCAGGTCCGCATCACTGAGCTATCCACCGCCAACACCGAGGCGATGGAGGAGGTCACGGAGTTACGTGGCAAGTTTGCCCGTCATGATCTAAACATGCTTTCTATGGCCAAGCCTAAGTTGCTAGAGAAAATGGTTAACCGTGGGACGGTCAGGGTATTCGAGGAACTGGAAGCCCTGACACAACCGGATCAATTCGATGAAGACGCTGACAACGACGCTGCTGATTCTAGTTAGCGGCTGCTCTTTCATGGGCGGCTCACGCTTCACGCCACCCGAGGTCAGGCCCGTGGAAGTCGTCACGATACAGAAGCCTGCGCCCCTGTATCACCCGCCATTGCCCAACCGTATCACCCCCGTGCCGGTGCAGTGGAAGATCCTGACCCCGGATACCATGGAGGAATACATTGCCGACCTGAAGGAAGGGGAGGCCCCTCCACAGGCATGGTACAGCCTGACCGGCAAGGGCTACGAGAATCTATCCACCAACATGGCGGAAATCAAACGCTACATCCGACAGGTGCTATCGATCATTGACTACTATCGGGAGTCTGATCCTGCAAAAGACGACCAACAACAGAACTCTTCTGACGACGCGCCTTAGTAACGTTCCCAACGATATAGACATTACCGCCTAAAGCGCTGGCGATGCTTTGCAGTGTGTCGATCTTTGGGATGTGATGGCCTGTCTCAATCCTCGACAAGTAGTGGCGATCCATCCCAGCCTCAGACCCCACGTCCTCCAGCGTCCGCCCCTGTTCGTGTCGTATCTCACGCAGCCTCTCTGCCCACCAAGGAATAGTCATTTGTCTAGCTCCTTTACATAAAAAAGTGGATCGTCTGTCCACACCACCCATTCATTTTTTTCTTCATCGTTGTCATCGACCAGAATCGATGCGTGGAATCCCCTCGCAATGCACGCCTGCTGCATGACGATGGCCGACAGATAGGAGTCGTTCTCCAGCCAGTGCAGGAACCCCGACCCCATGAGCCTCTCATTCTCCGGGGAGTCATGGATTCCAAAGCGTCCCGGCTGATCCTCAACAAACGAACGGCAACTGGTGTGAGCCAGATAGGATATCTGATTCGTCGTGAAGGACAGCTCAACCTTTGTACTCATGCTATGTCATCCTCAAATGTACGAAGGTGTCCGGCCAAACGCTCACGCGCAGCGGCATTGGTCTGTAACTCGGACCGACTGCTGATATGACAGACCAGCTTGATGACGTGCGCCGCGAACTCTTCCGGCGGCAGCATGTCAGGGTCTAGGTTCCATCTCTCTGCGTTTAAACGAACCCAATCCTGATAGCTATCTTCCCGGCAAATCATGATGGAGCGTGCCATTGCCCGTTCCCCATCGGTCCTTGCCCTGGGAATGACAGGCTCCTCGACGTCGTTAATTTCGACACAAGCCACCATATAGCGTGTGCCAATAGGAGACGTTGCCATCTCCACCGGCATGTCGTCTGGGTGTAACAAGAACGACAGCACCATGCCATCACGCGCTTGCCTGAAGGTGTACTTCTTTCCTTCAAAATGCAGCGCCGCTTTATCTATATCCATTCCGTTTGCTCCAGTTGTTGCATTGCGTTTAAACGATCATTGGGAACAAAGTAAGCGTGGCGATTGTTGCCAGTGGGATCAGCCCAATACTCCTCTCGTTTCCCATCCTCCCCCAACAGCCATCCCATGAGTCGGAAGTTGGGAGGTTCTGCGCATACCAAAATGTAGGGGGCGTCGTCCTTGTCGTCCGGATGCAGGATAAGCCGACGCTTCACGCTCTCGACGCAGCGCACCTCCAGCGGACCGACATCGCCTGCCTCAATGCCCATGCCCATGCCCGACCACCAGATTCCGGACCACTTGGCTACAGCGGCTTCGCCTAGCGCACCCAACAGATCCATGCCCCATCCATAGAACCCGCCGTCAGCTCCATGTCTGTGCTCTGTTCCCTTGAGCCGGTGCTGTACCGAACGCATGACACCCACCTGTCCGGCGAGCAACATCTCAGCCGTCGTCAGTTTGACAAGAACCATTCGTACATAGCCTCCGCCCATTCAATCCCATCAAGACCCTGCAACGCCCACCATCGGCCTTCATTGCCATGCGCATGAAGATGGTCATGGTGTTCCTTGCATAGCGGTACAGCCCACTGGTCGCCAGTACGGCGCATGCCGCGCAACCCCTCAACGTGGGTCAAGTGATGCGCCTGTGATGGACGTGCGCACACGAGGCACCCGTGGGTGCGGACGTGTTTAAGGTAGCGTTGATCGCGTACCTTGTCGGACCATTCTTTGTTCACCACTCGTTTCTCTCGATGGCCAAGTCAACGCGCCGCTCCGCCTCCTCCTCGGACGTCTCAAACTTATACTGAAACGCCTGAATGATTTCGTGATAGCGGAGGTTCTTAACGTTGATGGCCTCAGAAAGAAACTCGTCCTCTTCGATGACCCTGTTCGTTGTCTTGCTCATCAATCGAAGGGGATGTCGTTATCTTTGGATGCCCCCTTGGGCTTCCAATTGTCCACGCTGGCATACCATTTGCCCGCCCGACTTTCCTTGATTTCAACATTGATCCAATCGTCTCGCCGTCTGGCTAGCCAGTTCATCATATCCTCACGTTTGATACTCACCTTCGCCTTCACATAGTCGGGCGCATTATCATTGGGAGCCTTGGCAATGAAGCCATCGATAAATTCCACGTCACTCATTTGGTTCTCCAAATTCTTAGGCCAAGTTTTCCGTCGTGTTTTACCCACCGCGTTTCAAATTTCTTGCTGCTCTTTCTCCCAAAATTATGAGGATTGACCCGATGTCGGATAGTTGTTGGGGTTTCATTCTTCTTTGCCGGGATGAAAACAGACTGCTGCATCTCCATCTCTGCCCAAGGAATGGGGGGTCTTAGCCCACTCTTTCTAGGTGGGATGGGAATGTCGTTCTCAATTTCGTAGTCACTCATCGGTCGTTTTCTCCTGCATCTCGTTGCGTAGTGTGGTCATGTGACCTAACCAGATGGACCATGCCGTGTCGTCAATGTCTTTTTTGATTGGCCTCAAGGTGCCCACGGCCCGCTTCCAAATATCTTCAATGTCCTTGAGGCTGGCAGCCTCATCCATCTCTTGCACCGATTCATTGGTGATGCGTTTAAACATCTCCTCTGATGTCTCCTCCGGCTCGGCCTCTTCCATCAACCCCTTTTCCTGAAGACGTGCCTTCATGTCATCGGGTTCCTTGGCCTTCGGTGCTGCTTTCTTTTTCGGCTTAGGCTTGGGCTTATCATCAATGGCCGCCTTCTCGTTGATGGCATAGTCCACCTCTTCAAAGCTGGCGTACTCACCACCGGACAGGCCACACGCACTCAACGCCCGCCCAATGGCAGAGGTTGAGCAGTTCTCCGTGGCAGAGGTCTTGTTGATTGGCCCCTCGCCCCGGAATTCCTCGGCAAAATCGTTGGCAATCAGTTGCCATTTACCCTCATCAAACACAGATACCTGTGCCTCGATGAGCACACGGTTCTCGCTTGAGTGGTGGATCTTGGTGGTGATACGTCCCTTCGATCCGTATGCCTCACGGAATGCCTGTACCCGTACAGATACGGGTGCGTATAGCTTATTCTTAATGGGGATCTTGACGTCATCGGGGAGTGTTGCCATCCCATGGACGGCTTGGATCAAGGGGTCAGTCATAGTTGCGATGCCTTCAGTGATTGAAATTGCAGACAGAATTCCGCCACGTCACAAAACGTTTCGCAGCGGGTATTTAAACCGGGCCGATGCTCAACGCTGTGCTTGTCAGCATTGGGCAGTGCGGCGATGAATGTCTCCGCCTCCGGGTTGGAGTCGAAGATACGCACCGCACGCTTACGTCCCTCTTTGTTGACCGCGAACTTCTCATCACGCAGCCAACGCTCATCGGGTGTGCAGTCGGGTAGGTGCCCATCACGTGCGCGTTGGTGCGCGGTCACGCGATCACGAATAAAGGCAGCAGCTTCCTCAAGCGGCCACATCGGAATCTCCTGCACGTACACGTCTGACGGCGGGTAGTCTTCTCGCCGCTCTGCCTCATGGCGTGACCAATCTTTGATGAGGTTCACAATGCGCAGGCCGCTGACATGGATGCCGTTTTGTTCTAGCAGCCAGCGATAGCCATTGACCTGTGCCTCGTCGGTGTCGTTCTTCATGACGCCGAAAGCCTTGCGTGCCTTCCAGTCAAAGATGATGCGGGTGCCATCCGGTTGGATTTCCTGCGAATCAATTTGCCCACTGACACGCATGCCCTCGCACTCGGCGAAGTACCTTTCTTCGGTGATGTAGTCTTCGTCCTCCCCCATCTCAAGGATCTGATGCACCGCCCTACCGAACAGCGACCACACGTCATTGGACACGTCGTGCTCGATCAGGTCATCGAACTCATCGAACAGTGCCGCCATGCGCGGGGGTCTTAGTAGGCCGGTGATGGAGATGGCAGCATCCCCACGGGAGTAGCTGTCGCGCATGATTGCGCGGACCAACGGAGCCGGTAAATTCTTATTGTTGGTATACTTCATATACCCAAAGTGTTGCGATAGATCAAATCAAGTGTGAGCGCATCGAAACGTAGTGTCAAGGCCACTATCCTAGGCCAAGCATGTAGCAAGGCGAACAGCCGTCGCCTCGTGACCATTGGAGGCAAGCCACGTTTCATCAAGTCCAAAGAGGCATTGGCGTTTACCCGCGCAGTCGAACTTCAGGCACCTCGTTTAAACGAATTGCTTGCAGGTGATCTGGAATTCAGGGCTGATATCTACTACGCCTCACGCCGCCCCGACCTCGATGAAAGCATTATCCTCGATGCCTTAGAAGGGGTCTGGTATGCCAATGACCGAGCCGTGAAGTCGAAGGTCGTGCACAAGTATCTTGACAAGGACAACCCACGTTGTGACGTGGAGGTAAGGGAGATTGAGTGGAATGAAAAAGGCCCGGACCATGGGCTAACGTGATCCGGGCCTGCATCCATCGCAACAATGGAGCGCAACTTCACCGCGTCGAACGATTCACTTGCGCGCCGGATTGTCTCGCGTTATTTTAAGTAGTGCAAGCGGGTCGCACGCTAATGCGACGGGGCTATACCGACGAACTCATGCGCGGGATAAGTACCCCCCTTATCTCTCCACCTG